TTCAAAACCACCAATACTTGTTGTAAAATCATTTAATTCATATTCTTGTGCATTAGTAGGATCAAAGTTAAAAAGTTCAGGTGTGTCACTACCATCATAGTATCCTAAAGTCTTTAAATACTGTAACATATCTGCATAAAATCTTGGTTTGCCTAAACTTCTCTTTGCCATCTTTTTCTCCTAAATGCTTGATTTCTTAACTTTTCTACCAATTATTGTTTGTGTTTCTATTTCTTCAGGTTTTCTTGCATCAAAGTCAAAAGTACCATAGTTTTGATTCCATGTGTTTTGATTAAGATCTTGTACTTGTGCATGATGCAGTTCCTGATTCCAATTTACAAATTTGCAACTGTTTATTTTTAATTCACCTACATAATCAAGTAAGTGTTCTGTATAGCTTGATTTTGCTAAAGTAAATATAAAAATTTTGTTTTCACCTATTTTTATACTCCAACCTCTACCAAGTTTTTTTATACCTTTTATTGCACCTATATAATCAATTTCTATAGCTGCTATTTCTCCATTAGTTTCTAAAACAACACTACCTCTACCATATTTTAATGTAGCTTTGGTAGCATTTGTAGCATTTTTAACAAAATTATTCATTGATAATCTCCAATACCATTGCAACAATATCTAAAACATCAACCAAGCCATCATTGTTAATATCATACTTTTGTATTTCTGTTTCTGTTAACTCAATATTATCTATTGTATAGTTTACAGCAGATACAACATCTAACACAGAATAATCAGATTGTACTTCTTCAGGCTCTTGAATCACAGGTGGTGCAAAGCTAAAACCCTTATAATTTAGAACAGAATCACCTAAATGATGTAATTGCATAGCTTTAACAGTTAGTCCACTTATTGTTTTTTTAGTTTCTGTGATTATAAATAATGGTAAAATATACTGACCACATCTTATAGGCATATCATCAGGGTTGTCAAATACATAAGTTTCATTATATACTTTTTTATTATGAATTAATTCATCAAACTCAATCAAATCACCTATTTCTAATCCATAATATTTCAAAGGTAGCTTAATAGTTACCATATTATGTTGATTTTTATTAAACTGCAAAAGATATTGTGCTAAAGCATTTGCTGTGTTTGCATTTCTAATGTAATCACTTTCAAATGTTGTCATTGTATTTAAATGATTTATAACATCATTTTCTGATTCTACACCATAGTAGTTGACACTTTCAATGCTTGCATCTATATATTCACCATATGTTCCTGTTAAGAAATAATTGTTTGTATTAACTTGTAATATATCTGTAGAAGAAAGATACCTGTCCAATCCATAATCTTTTTCATACTTTACTTCTATTTGTGTTTTCACATCTTCAAGTGGTGTTCTTGTAAAATTATAAGATAATACATCATTAGATTGTATTGTAGCAATATTTTCTGTTCCATCATAAGTGTTCTGTATGCTAACAAATTTAAGAGTATCACTAGCTAATGTTGCAACCATTTGTGTTGATTGGCATATTTGCTCAATTAATTTTTTTGCTTCAATTTCTTCATGTACTGAAAATCCTAAATTATAATTTGTGTGTACATTTCTTGATTGTATTTTAGAAAATGTATCTATGTTATCTTTATCAAATCCAAGTTCTTCTGCTAGTATATGATGTATAATATCTGATGGTTGTGTAATAATATTGTCTGATGGATCATATGCTTCTATAAATTCTTCTTCTACATCTAGTATTGTAATTCTTTGATTGTCAGAATAAATATACTTTTGCTCTATTGGAATTAAACTGTATTGATAGCTAGCATTAAATACATTACCACTATATTGTACAGGATCTAAATCATCATACTTAACAAAAATAGAAAAAGTATCTTGCTGACCTGTGCTAACATTGTCTGCTTTGTACTCTACAATTAAGTTAATTGTTTCATTTTGCAGTATCTGTGTATTTAGTTTAAATGAATTATTATCTGCAAATTTAAGCTGCCCATATTGTGCAACAACATCATCTTCTATAGTACCATAAAATTGTTCAATATCTGCTCCTATAGCAGTATTCACATCATTTTTACTATTTTTATCAAGCAAGTATATCTCTACACCACCTGCATAATCATTAGATTGTATGTTTAATTGTATTAAAGCTGTATCTGCTTCATCTACATTTGTTGGTGTGCTTATATTTGCAAAGCCTATGTTAAAATTAAATATAAAAGTGGTAAAATAAACAGGTGCAAATACAGTTATATTTTCAGAGCTGTTTAAAGCTATTGGCTCAATCTTAATGTTGCCTAGTTTTAAAGTCATGCTTATTAATATATTATAGCCATCTACATCTGAAAACAAAATTGCATCATCTTCTGTATAGTCATAATTTAAAAAACCTGCATCTCCAAATATATTTGGCAAAATCTGTGTATAAATAGGGTTTACACTACTCCAATTTTGACCTTGACTTGCATTTATAGAGTCTATCCATGTAGGTATATAGATCTCTACAATACATGAAACATCATAAGTTTCCCAATAGATATTTGCAACTCTAACATCTTGTCCAACTCTCCAAGATGGCTCATAACTCATTCTTGTGACATTAAATGTATAAGGCATTAAATTTACATCTCTATTTTTAACACCACCAATACCATTTCCAAATGTTACAAAACTATCATCATATTGTGGGTGTGCAGCCAATGTTCCAAAAAACTCATCATAATTATAGTTTTTTTGCCCAAAACCTAAACTCCATCTAAAGTCATTATATACTAGTTGAGTGGTGTCACCACTTTCAACTACATTAAATAATTGTATGCCATCATCTGTTTCAGACATCAAACCATCTGCTGACTTGATCCTAACTTTTATACTTGTTGGTGAAATAAAGCCAACTGTTTCCCAAAATAACATTAGTATTTAGTTTCCTCTTTTTTCTTTCTTTTTTGTTGTGTTCTTACTGATTCTTGTTTTTTTAATGCTTCTTTAATAATATCAAATTTTAAGGGTTTTGTTGGCACAACTCTTTGTACTTGTGCAGCAGGTTTTATTGATACTTGTGTTGGAACTTTTGTTCTTGGTTTTGTGACAGGTTTATATGTTTCTGCTACATTGTCTTGTTGTGATGTTCTTTGTTCAATCCTACCTATTCTCTCACCTGCTGTTAACTGTGGTGTTCCTGTGTATGTTCCTGCTATGTCATCTACCCTGCCACCAACATCTGCATATATATCATAATTTATAAAATCTTGTAAAATAACATTCCTGGATAAACCAAGTTTTTTAACTTGCAACCAATTTATAATACCTTTCATTTCTTGTGCTTGAAAGTCCTCCCCTGATAAAAGTCTTTGTCCAATCACTACTTTATTATCTGTAGGTTTTTTAGTAGTTAAAGTAATTAGTCTTGTAGATGGTGATGTGTTTATAGTAAATGGTGTAAATGGTATACCTTCCTCATCTATATTATCATTCATATCCCATATTAATCCTGTTGCATCAGTAAATTGAAAAAACAGCTTGGGCAGACTTTGAGAAACTCTTTGTACTGAAGCAGATAGATTATAAAGCAAACTCACTTGATGATTCACATCTTTGGTATCACCATTTGTATTTATCACAAGTTCTTTAACTATATCACTATTGCTGAAAAATTGTAATGCTTCAAAGTTAATAACTGATTCACCTGATAAATTACCATAGTTTTGTACATGAGATGTATTGTTACCCCAATACCATTTTTGAAATGGAAAAGGCTCATTAAATTCTGATGAAAAATCTTTAATAAGTAAAAAATAATTTTCTAACTCACTAGATGGTATTATTCCTTCAGGACTTTGATAGGATAATATGTTTGTTTTACCTGATACTTCATCATTACCATTAGCTTGATAATCTAACCTAAATCTAGATGTATTAAAATTTAATACAGATTCTGTTTGGACTTCAACCATTCCAAATGCAGTTATAGGTGCTATCATTCCATTGACATCTTCCAAGTTATCATGAACATCAATAGATTTTGGTACTAGTATCTTGTTATATAATATTTGGTATTGTTGACCTTCAAGTGCATTTCTATACAAAGTGCCATCTTTTTGTGAATCAAATAAATCTGTGTCACTTTTAATAACACCATATGTATTGTTGCTAAAAACATAAGGTAGTATGATTTCTTGTATTGCAAATAAGTCAGGTGTTATGGCATAATCTCTACTACCATTTTGTACTGTTGTAGCATACAAATCATAATATACACAAGGTGCTTTATCTACATATCCATACACAAATGGCACTCTGACATTCCTGTATTTTTCAGGTATGTTAATATTATCAGGAACAAATCTACTAGGAAGTTTAGTGTTCATAACATCTTGTGTTTCATCTTCTGCTTCAATGCTAATTGTGTCTGCATTTTCTGATATTTGTTTTATATAACCACTATAAACTAAAAGACAATCATCAATAGTTTGTGCAGATTGTGATTTAAGATAAAATGTTATTTTTTTGTTCATTACTGATGGTGCAAACAACTGTTCTGATAGATAGCTATCTTCGTAATTATAGTTATATGCACTAAAACTGACACTTGATATTCTTAATTTTTTATCTTTGAGGTCTAATGCTTGATTTATTGATCCTGTATCTTTGAGCAATGGTTTATATTCATTATCTAAATTTACTTTACTAATAGATAAAAACACTCTATCATCAATATTTATAAGTGGTATAAGAAAGGTATCTTTGCCTTGTATATCTTGTTGAAATATTTGTGGTAATTCTAACATTATCCTATGCCTATATCTCCACCTTTTCTAATAGCTTTCTTAATCATAGGTATTGCTTCTGATTCTATAAAGTCTTGTGACATTACATTACCTGTAAATGTGATGTTCATACCACCATTTCTGTTAGCACCCTCATTGTTTGTAGGCTCTATATCAACAAACTCTGCACCTGCTTCTCCTGCCAAAAATAATGTAGGCTCTGTAACTATACCATCAAAACCTTCTGCTGCTGTTACAGTTTGTATTCCTCTGCTAATACCTCTACCTATGGCTGCACTACCTAATGCAACCCCTAAACCACCTGCAAAACCTAACTCACTAAATGCTTTCTTAACCATTATAGATAATGCTTGTTGAATTTGTGATGTTATAAAAGCTATGCCTGCTTGTTGTACTGCTTGTGTTGTACTTTCTGCTGATAAACCAATAGCAAGTCCTGCATTAGCAACAGCATCTGCCTGTTGTTTTGAATTTTCAATAATTGCTTTGCCTGAATCTATAATAAAAGAATCTAATTTTGATATTTCTTCAAACTCAAAGTTTTTGTTTTCTATCTTTTTTAATCCCAAAGCATTTTCTTTTTTAGATTGCCTTAATTTAAATTCAGAATTTTCTACGACAGCATCAGTTTCTTTTAGATTTATTTCCAATAATTCATTGTCAAGAGCAGCTAATGTAGCTTTAAGTTTTATTTGTTCTTGCAAATCTTCTATTTCTTGCTTTCTTATTTCTTGTATCTCTACTTGGTCTTTAGTTAGTCCATCAAGTAGTGATTTATTCATTTTTATGTCTAAATTATTTTTTTCAGCAAATTCTGATGTTATTTTTGCTTCTTCTTCTTTTGCTGCTATTTGTTCATCAAGTGCTTCTTTTGCTCTTTGATTTAATTCTTCTATTGTTCTGCTATCTTGTATTTGGTTTAAAACCTCATTTCTTCTTTCATTTGCTAGTTGCTTCTCAAGTTGCAAAATAACTTCTTCTGATGCTCCTAACTCT